GGCACCACAAGCTTTTCCTGATTTAGTGTCTTGCCATTTTTCTGCTTGCCATCTTTTTAACTCTGTACCCTTCTCAGTCTTTCTAACTTGCCCTTTACCTTTACGGCATTTGGCAATAGCTTGAGAGGCCCTTGCAGAAGGGAACACAGCATACCGTGCTTTTACACTATGATAGCAAGAATCTTTAGGCATGACTATTTCTTTTTAGCACCGCCTCTTTTCATCATACCTGGCTTCATAGAAGCTCCATACATTGCTTTAGTTTTAGCACCACCTTTCATCATTTTAGGTTTAGCTGCTCCTTTTTTCATTGTCATACCGTATTTAGCTGTTGGATTAACAACAGCATTAGGATTTAAACCAACAGTAGTTCCTTTAGATCCAGGAGTTTTGTCAGCTGAAACTTTTGCATTTGCATTAGTCATTCCTCCTGTCATCATCATTGATTTGCCATACATGGCTTTACCCATCTTTTTCATTTTATTTTAATTTTAAGTGTTCCAATATCTTTCACATGATGTAATTAGATCTTTAAGAATATCCTCATTTAATGGATTCTTTAAATACTCAATTACATCTGATACATTTCTACCAAGTAAGCTGTTTGTCTTAGAATGATAAATATGACCATCTGCCTTACTAATAATATACTTAAAAAATACGGAATCTCTAACAACTGATTTAATTTTTAGTGTTTCCATATCCATATTTACTGCATCTAGGAAAGTTTTACATGCTCTTTCTTTGTTGCTTTCTCCACCTTCACCATTTATGTATACATCCATGTTTTCATACATTATATCATTTGGTGTAGATTTTCTATACTGTGTGCTATTGATATCTACTACTTTAGCAACATAGAATAGTTTTGTACTGTTTTTATCATATAACTTCTGTAACTCAGAAAGTGCTTTGTTACGCATTTTCTTGTACTCAGTTCTAACCATTACAGTTTCTTCTTCTTTATCTAAATAAAACTTTGGCGGTTTAGATTTTGATCTTGCATCTTCATAGCTTTTTGCAACTATTGAAAAACCTCCAGCTTCAATTGCATATAATCTTACTCTATCAAAAGGATCTTTTGGATCTAGATATACTGGCTCATTACCACACTTTAAATCTATTTTGTTCCAAAAGTCTTTGTTAGTTGGACTAAGCAATTTTACTTTATTCCAAAAGTCTTTATCATCAATATCAATAACATTTGATGCTAATTCTCTTTCTAACTCAGCAACTGCTGTTCTGATTTCTCTAACCTTTGCTTCTTTTTGGTCTGCAGGTAATAATTTAATCTCAGGTGCAAATTCATTTAAACCTGTGATATATCTAATTACTCCATTAACTTCCAAACAAGCTAATTGTTCATGGTGCTTAACACCATCAAATAATACTTGATCATAAATTTCAAGCCCCATGTTTGAGGCATTCTTATCAAAGAACGGTCTAATAGCAATAGCTGTTTTTCTTGCGGTGGCAGCTTTATTAATTTCCACCATTGTAAATTCTGAATTTTCCATTTTTTGTTGGTTTTAGTTTTTAAAAATAAGTAAAAAGAGGGAGCTGTTACCCTCCCTCTTGTACTTTGATCTATTATAGAGAGCCTCCGGTAATTGGGTTTCTCATAACAATTTTCAAGACTTTAGTTGGGTCTTTTACCCAAATAGCTGGCATTGTTTGAGACATCATTACACGGTACCCGTTAAATTGTCCAGAAGACTGGAATCCTTGTGTTCTTCCCATGTAGTCCATAGTACCATTTTGGTACCACCACTTCAATTGGTTATCCCAAGAAAGTTTCAACAAGAAGATGTTATCATTAGTGTTATCAGTGATATCAAAGATGATAAAGCTATAAGAAGATAATGGGAAACCATCAATGATTGGGTTCTCAATATCATTTGTATGAACATTGTCAAATGCTGGGTTAAGAACAAACTTAACATTTGCCAAGAACGGAATTACATATGAAGTATAAGCAAATCCAAAGTTCAAGTCCATACCTTTACCAGTGATAGCACCAATATCAGCAGCCTGAATTAATAAACCTGATGCGATAGCTTCTTGTCTAATGGCCTCATTAACCATACGCATACCACCCATACCAGTTTGTACAACCAATGATCTTTTTGGATCTGGTCCTTGGAACTCAACCTTACCATTGAAGAAGTTATAGATCTCTCCACGGAATAAGTCAAGAGTAAAGTTATTCTTGTTGTATACTCTTTTGAACGCGTTGTTCAACTGTTGCCAAAGTCCAACAGATAATCTGATATCATCTGGACCATCTTGCTTAACTCTACCTCCTTGTCCCCACATTAAGTAAGTCTCAATATCAGAAGCAATTTTAGTAAGGTGAGCTGCTTCCATTTGAGTTAAGAATGTTCTAGAAAGATCACCATTATCAAATGCTTTTTTAACTTTATCCTTACCTAAAACTTTTACCATATCTTCTAAAGATGTGATAGAAGGATCATTAGTAGCACCAAAGTTTCTCCAGATCTCAGTTACAGGAACTGTACCATCTGCATTCATACCACCTTTGATCATTAAGTCAGCTCTTGAAGAAACTGAATAATGTACGTGAGCCTCAGCACCACCAACAAAGTTATAGTACTCACGGAATCCAGTTCTTGTAGTGATGTCAGAGAATCTTTCACCATACTCACCTCTTGCAGATCCTTTTCTGAAGAATCTTGTTCCGTTAGCCAAATATGAATTATCTAAAAATTTAGTATTGTCATTGTTCACAAGTTGAACAGTGTAGATGTAACCATCACCAATTGGAAGGATATCCTCATCTGTAATGTACATCTCAACCCCATTGTATTTGTCATAAGTGATGATATCACCATGTCCAAACTCTCTGCGGCTTAATTTAATTCTGAAGGTTGTTCCATCAATACCTTTGAAAGTATTAAGTGGTTCAATATCCTCAAGAATGTATGGAAGATCTGTAGAGACAGGAGTCTGCCACTTATACTCTCCACGAGCATTATCTACCATGATTACATTTTTACCCCCAAATGAAGACATTTGATAAAGGGGCATTTCTACTTTTTGAGACATAGCCCAAAGGTCAACTGGACCTAAATCCATAGGTTCAGCATCTTTTAACATGTTCACCAAGTGGTAAGAATCCACATGGGAACTTGCATTGTAAGCGGTATCCCGGAGGAATATACCATTGTTTAAAATTGGAGTTGCCATTTTTATATTTGTTTTATTTGTTACTTAATTAAAATCTTTTAAATAGATTGTTTTTTGTTAATTTTTTAGGTTGTGGTGCAGCAGACGGTCTTCTTGGTTCATCATCATATTGATTATTTCCAGATGATGCAAGTTTTCTAGACTGTTCAGTTTTTAATTGCTTAACTACTTTTTCAGTTGCTTGCTTACTACCTTGTTCTCTAACTCTGTTTTTATAACCATTTGGATCAGCAAGTAACCAAAGTGCTTCAGCAATAAGGTCATGTCTTGGCTCTACAAACTGATACTTCTCTAGCAAGTGTCCAAGTAGGTTTGTAGGTTTACCTGAGATAGATGGATAATTAGGTTGAACTAGTCCTGAGAACAATAAACTTTGAATCTTCTTATCAAGTTTGATTCCACCTATGCTACCTGCAGATAATGTACCATATACATTTTCTTGATAAGCTTTAGCTTGTTCAGCTTGTAGTTTTTTTCTTTCTTCTTGTTCTTCTAGTTGTTGCTGTACAATTTCAGCTTGCATTGCATCAAGCTTTGGTTTAAATTGATTTGCTTTTTGCTCAAGTCTATTTAAATCTTTCCAGTCTTGAATCTCTTCCTCAATTTCTTCAGGTGTTCCAAACTGAGTAGCATGAAGGTATTGTCTTGCAATCTCTGCTTGATCATACTCATCTGATGGGTCAAGCTGTCTCATTTCTTCTACATGAGCAAGAGTTCTAAACAATCCTTTAAGATCAGTACCACCATCAGCAACATATTTAGCTGCAACTTGAAGTTCTTCTGGAAGTGCTTCAAAAAATTCTCTTGGTGTATCTCTTCTAACTTGTTCTTCTCTCTCTTGGAAGTTTGCTTCAAATAGTTCACGGAAATCTTTTGTTGTATATTCTTCTAGTGGTTTATCATCTTCAAAAGGAATTAAAGTTCCCTCATCTATCATTTTAATAGCTAGATCATATAAACCTGATTTATCTACTTTAGGTCTTCCCTTATTACCTGCATCTTCTTCTTGTATGATAAGTTCATTAAGCTCATTGATTGCACTTTCAATCTCTTCTGGCTTAGACTCATCTTCACTTTTTTCAGAGTTAGATTTTTTGTCAAAGAACGATGTATCTACACTTTCTTTTGAAAACATAGATTTTGGTTTCTCTTCTTCTGCAGGTAGCATCACATTTTCTGCACCTGGCATTCCAAAGATTTCATCAATATTTACATCAACTTGTCCTACCGCTGTAGAATCTTCTACCTGATTATCAGGATTTTCAATGTGTTCACTCATGTTGTTGGTTTTATGTTATACTTTAATATACAAAATAAACTTCTAAAATTTAAAAACCAAGAAAAAAAAATTGCAATATATAGCTAAGTTATTTCTCTTTCTTAGCATTTGTATCATATTTGTTTTTGTTTTCTTGTGCAATTTGTAGTTGTTTCTCTGCAATTTCCCTTTCTGTTTGTAGTCTTTCTCTTTCTAACTGGTTTTTTTGGTTTTCAATAGTCATTCTATTTGTTTCTTTTTCCCTTTGTAAACCAGTTTGTTCTTGATACTGTTCTGTCTCTCTTATTTCTTTCATAGCATCTGCATAGTCTGACATTTGATTTTGGTTAACATCACCCATAGATCCATAACCAGCAGCTCTAATTTCTGCAACCAAGATATCTCTTTGTCTATCTTTTTCTTTCTCAGCAGCAACAGAATCAATTTTCATTCTCTCAATATCTTGTTGAGACTTAATTTGTTCTTGTTGCATTTGCTGTTGTTGTTGCATTTCTTGTTGTTTCTGAGCTTGTTGTTTTTGTTCAGAATCTTTAAGTACAACATTAAGAGCAGCAATTGAATCAGATTGTACTACTTTACCAAGATCATAAATAGATGCTCCTGTAGTATTATTTTGAATAGCCATTTGTTTTAATTGCTCAAGTATAGCTCTATGATTAGCATTAGTACTGATAGCAATGTTTAAATCTCTAAGTAAAAGATCAGTACCGTTTATCTCAAAGTTTACTTTCTCATCTGCTGAAGTAATATAAGTTAATCTTGCAGATGGTTTTGTAGAATGATAGTACTGAGCTAAGTCAGTTCTCATTTGATGCACTCTAGGCATTAGATAATCACAGTGCTGGATAAAGTATATCTCTGTTTGTGCATATGATGCTTGCATAGCTTGCTCTACTCCGGTAGCAGTAGACTGAGATAACTGTTGTCCCATTCTTTGTGGATTAACACCAATTACTTCATATGCTTGTTGCTTAAAGTAGTTAGCTAATTGTATTCTAGACATTAATCTATTTGTCTGTTCCAGATCTAACTTTTGGAAATGCTGGAAGTTTAATGCATTCTCTGTATTTGTAATAGATGTATCTAAAGGAAGAATCTGGAAGTTCTTCATTGCAACATATGCTTTAGCATAGTTACCTTTACCCCAATCTTCACCTAATGAATGTCTAGGCAATGAGTTTTGATCAAGCATGATTACAGTACCAAGTTCATCAATTAAGATATCTGCAATCTGATTGTTTACAATGTTGTATCCAATCTGGTATGGCTTCATTAAGTCAATTAAAGCTGTAGACTTTGTATTTCTATCTGAGAAGACAGATCCTTCTACAGGAAGCTTACATCCATATAAACTAGAATCTCCTTTGAACTGAAACTTAAGTGGTCCAATATGGTTTCTGTTTACTCCAATGTAAATAGGAGAGAAACCACCCGGGTTATTCATACCCCAGAAAGATGGTACATTAGGCCCAATTTTTACTCCTCCCCAAGTTTCATTAATCCAAATCCAATCTATATGCTCTCCAAATAATAAATTATCTTTTGTTTTATTTTTAAAGAGTCTTGTATCATAGATTGGTTTATCTGTTATTTTATAGTCTTCAGTAATTATATCATTAGTTACTTCACCTTCTTCTGTAATCTTTACAAGATGTCCCACTTTTCTTTGAGACTTCCAGTACGCTTGAGTTACTCTTAGTAGATATGCTGTACCTTGATCATAGTAATCTTCACCTTGAGAAAGTATTTGAGTAACAACATCTGCACCATCTAATACATTACCTGACATAAATGATGTATACTGTCTGTATGCAAGTGAAGGCATATTTGTATTCCACTCATGTGTTTTTGTTCCGTCATAAAAAGAACCATCATTTTGAAGACCTCCAATATTATAACCAGCAGATCTAATTGGATATACAGATTCTAATGCCTCATGTTGTTCTGTAGTAAGTAAGTGTCCGTACTTATCAATTACATCTGACACAGTATACATATCTGTTTTTCCAACCCAGTTACCTTGTGATGTATATCTTACATCTGGAGACTTATGATAGAAAGTTAAAAGTGGATTCCATAACTCTACTTGATAGTCATCCTCCATCATATGGAAATGCCAGAACTCTCTATCTGTAATAAGCATATCTCTAAAACCTCTTTCCTCTAACTCATCCATTCTGAATCTTTCTACATCTACTTTATGCTGATGCTCTGCCCATTGCTCTACCATTGAACGGTAATCCTTTTTAAAAAACTGTTCTATTTCTGGTAGACTTTTTAAATTCTCTGGTTGTAATTGTTGTTTTGCTTCTTCAGAGTTAGGATCTAAACCTTGCTCAAGCATAGCAGCTAACATCTTTGTTGCAGCATCTGCCATCAAAGTTTGTTCTACCATTCCTCTTTTTTGCTCTAACATTTCATTATAAGAGAAATCATCAATAGCTCTGTATGTAAGTTTAGTAGATCTTTTAGCAAACTCTGCTACTAGTACATTAACAACGTTTGGAATAATAGGATAAAATTTTAATTCAAGTGCAGATACATCTTCTTTTGTGAGTACTTCAATAATATCTTTATACTCATTGTTTTCTTCAAATATATAGTCTGATCTATCAATTACTCCTTTTGCAAGTTTGTAGTTTTTTAACAATCTTCTAGCGTTTCTTCTGATTTGTTTTAATCCTTGCCATTCCAACCAGTCTAGATTCCAAGCAGCCCATTCTTCAGTCTTATCTTTTTTAGGTAAAAACTGCAAAGGTTGGGTTATACTTCCCAACCTATTTTGTTCTACCTTAGCACCTTTCTTTAACTGTAATGCGTTATATACCTGCATAACCTATTATTTAATATTTTTAAATGCCGACCTTTTAAAGTCGCCCATATTATTTCCTGTTTTATTCCCCATGTGTTTAAACGGACTCTTATTTAATTTAAACAAATTTTCTGACTTTTGCAAGTTTTTAGCTGCTTCATCCATTATTGCTCTCCTTAAATATCCTCTATTAGATTGTTGGATTTTCATGAATCCAACTAATGCTGCAAAAGAAACAAGTCTATCCACGTTTACTCCATCTGAATACTCTCTCATTTCTTTGATTAACATTGGATCTGGAATTCTCTCTATACCATAAATTGTTTTAACTACAGTACCATCAGGTTTTACTTCTTGATCTAGTTCTTCCTTGGTATATTCTATAGCATAACTTAGAAGGTGAGCTTTAAATAAAGTACCAGTATTCTTCCAACCATATTCCTGAAATACATTGTTATTTGATCCAAGATCTTTTAAGAACATAATTTGACTTTTGGGAACCAGATACTTTTGTTTTCTTCTTTGTATCATGTATTGGATAAACAATGAAATATTGTTTTCTACAAGTGCCCATGCATTATACCACTCTATTATTAACTCTAATTGCCTGTGTGTTTGA